CCTCTATTCCATGCCAGTACACCTTGCTGCATCCACTTGGGAACATTCTCGTATGCAGTTTGTAGTCTGCCAAGAAGTTCCCTTGCGGTTGCTGCCTTGTTAGCAAGAATACCAATATTTACACTATCATTAAAAAGCAAATAATGCAACAGATATGATATAACAGTTGTAGATTTACCTGTCTGACGAGGCATTTTACAAATGTTGAATCTATTTGCGTGAAAATTTTCTATTAATTCTTGCTGAAAATCATAAGGCTCAAATGGCATTAAACCTTTATCAAGAGTAACAATCTTAACGTGCTGCTGTGCAAAATAAACAGGATCTTCCCTACATGCCATAAACTCAAGAATCTGTTCCTGAGTAAATTCGATTGGGGTATTTGCCCGTTTTAGATTGGGATTACCTAAGTATATTTCGTCTCTTTTCATAATAAAAAATGTTAATTAAGTACCTATACGTAAAAATGGTTGACCAGGAACATAGTCGCATCTTTCATAATTCCATACTTTAGATCCAGGATATACCTTATGGATTTGTTTTACAACCTCTGCTTTAGAAGGTTTTGATACTTGTGGGAAGAACATCTTAATCATATAATTTCTTCCTCTCCATGCCAAATAAACATCAATAAGATTACCTATCTCAGTTGGTATTCTTGTTGATTCATCAAGTATACTTGGCGATGGTCTTAATGGTTCTGGTTTAATTAGATCAATTGATTCAATTTCTGTTGGTTTATATTCATTTCTCCAATCATCTACAAAAACATTATCACCTACATTAACATTATTCTCAGCAAACCATCCTCTATTTGTTTCTATTGCATAACGAATATTACTATCAGGATATACTGGAGAAGACCTTAAAGGTTCTAACTCTTTAATACTTTCTATAACTCCTTCTTCAGTAATGAATGCAATATCAAGAGGAATAGTCGTATGTCTCATATGAAAAGAGTGTTCACCATTCTCTGCAAATGCAAAAAGCATTCCAGTATCTTCTTCCAGACTTTCCCTAAACATCAGACCTAACTCAAATTCTGCCTGTGTATTTGGAATTTCTATTTTAAGTGGTAAATTAATCTTCATGATCCTCCTCCATTAGAGCCTTGACCGTTCCCACTACTCCCACTATTGCTGCTGCCATTACTATTGTCCACACCATTATCACTGCCATTTCCGTTGTCATTGTCTCCGTCCTCTGGTTCGTGTGCTAACCTTCCCCTCGCACCTACATAATAACCTTTTGGGATTGGCATACACTTTTTCTTAGTGAAGCAATAATATTTACCAGGAGGACAAGTTTTAGATGTAGTTTCCTCCATAAATTGGGAATAATTCTTCATAGTTCTTTATTGATTCTGTTGTTTAATCAACTTAGCAAGATCAGCAGTAGACCCAACAAATAATGCATTGTTAGTAACATTAGTTGTCTTAGACTTTTCTTCTTCAACATCCTTCAGTTTCTTCTGAAGATCCATTAACTTATCGGTTGCATCAGATACACTCTTAATCAACTGTCCAGCGACTTCATATGCTCTTGGTTGCTCAGTTTCTTGAGCAAGTTCAAGAATACCATCAATTGCTTCCTGACCTTTCTCAATGATACTATAGAGATTGCCTCTTGTATAGTCATAATCTTTTTCAACATCATTCTTAGTTAACCTGTCTGGTTTTTGTATACCGACAGGTTTTGGTTCTTCTTTAACTACTTCGGGAGTAATATTAAATGCTTTATCGAGTTGTTTCATTAGAATGTATTCCCGTCAAATCCGAAGTCGTCACCTTCTTCGATAAGAACACTATCTGCCTCAGTAATAGACTTGATAGAATCTCCTCTTAGGTGACCAACTGCAGATGTATTATCTTGCCCTCTTTCTATAGTTATTTCATTACCATCCTTAGATTTAATCCATATCTCTTCACCACCAAGATCTGCATATAACTTACCACTTGATGGGATAGTTATCTGAGAAGAATCCTCAACAGTAATCTTGGTATCTGTTAGAGAAATATCATTTGCAAGATTTGCTATAATAGCAACATTACCAGTGTAGTTCTTAACTGCTCTTGGTTTAACAGAGTAAGTAACATCTCTATGTGCTGTACCTCTCTCAGATCCAGATAGATATGTAACAGTAGACTTCTTGATGATATCCTTGGTAGCAGATGTAACAGGACCAAACATGTAAGTCTTAGCAGTAAATCTTAAAGTATAAAGAAGTACTCTTCTCTGAGTAAAGTCTCCTTCATAATCATCCTGCATTGTAATATTTTCTAATATAATTGGAATATCTCTTTTCTCGTTAATAGCACCAACTAGATTTACTGTTACGTTGTATGCTGGTTGAAAATAAGGTAATATCTGTTCTGTAATCTGTAAAGCATCATCATTTAATTTGCACATAATAGCAAGCTCAAATTGCATATTATATGGTACAGGCATGAAAACTTTAGATGTTTCTTTACCATCAACTGGATCTTTTACAGTATATCTTTGTGTTGTTGTAACCTTTCTTGATGGGTCATATGTAAGACCAGTAAACTCAAATGACATTCTAGGTAATGTCATCGCAGTAGACTTATTAAGATCAGGTGATTGCTCTAATCTTGCCAAGAACTTTTGGGTAGGACCATATGCCAATGGCACTTTGATAGTAGAATTTTCCTGCTTAACGGTTATCCCATTAAACAGAGTACCAAAGGAAATGATTGTCCTCCTCAGAATTTCGTTATAAAAATACTCAAACATTGTTATAGTCCTGGTATATTATTTAGGGAATACCGAATGGATTGGTTTCTGAGAAGTCTAAAATCTTATCTGCTTCTGTTTCTATATCAAAATTATCAGCAAATTCATCACTATCTGGCATAGTATCAGTCTTTCTCAATGCATGTGAAGCACCTGAACTTGATCCTACAACTTTCTCTCCAGTAAGGAATGTTCCACTGACTGATGCAATTTCTAATTCATTAGATACGGAACTCCAAGATCTTACTCTTCCACTAGCTCCACTAGTTGCTCCTGTAACTATCTCATTAAATCTATAATCCCCTGTAGAATCCATAGATGGAGCAGAAATAGTTATCCAAGGAGTTGGACTACTTTCTCCTTCAACATACTTAGCACCAGAATCAGTTATCCATATATCAGTAACATTTCCTGCATCATTAATATGTGCAGCACCAGTTGCTGTAATAACACCTGCTACAATTTCATGATAATTCTTAACAGTTACATCATTTTGTATAGTAACACCTGGTGGTTCTAAATATCCACCACCACCGTAGGTAACAGCAATTCCTGTAATAATACCACACTTATCAATACCAAACTCAAAGGATGAAGTTGCAGCACCTGCATTGAATGTCTCATCTTGTATATAAATCGTTCCTATACCAATACTTGTTACATAAGTATCAGTTGCAATAAAGTTAGAATAGATATCATCATAACCATTCTCTAATCTTACTCTATCACCCATCAGAATACCTGTTGTATCGATTCCTGTAATAGCATTAGTAGTTCCTATACCAATCGTACCATTTGCTATAACAGAATCAAATCTCATAGTTGCAACACCTAATGCTCTGAATTCCTCCATTGCAGCAGTTGGTGGATTGATTGTAATAGATGGAGTACTATAGTATCCATATCCACTATTTCCAATAGAAATACTATCTACCTGTCCATCCGCATCAATTGTTGTTGTTGCTGTTGCTCTTTCTTGTGCCGTTGCTCCAGAGAATGAAATCGTTGGAGTAACAGTATAACCATATCCAACTGTTGCTCCAGTTCCAACTGCCCAAGGATCAGCAACATCAAATGAAACAGCAGTAACTATACCAGTAATTGGATGAATAGTTGCAATACCAACTGCAGATTCTATTAGTGTATCTGTACCACTACCAGTACCAATTATCACTGTTGGAGCAACCTTATATGCCCTACCAGTAGTTGTAAACCCTAAAGTAGATGGATTGATTGATGATACTGCAATACCAATAGATCCAGAAGCACCAGAATTAACTGGAGCAGAGAATGTTAAGATAGGAGCAGTTTTATAAAATCTACCACCAAATGTAAGGTTTGTTGATAAAACTGTACCACCAGTAAGAGCAATGTCATCTAATGTTGCATCTGCTGTTGCGGCATGACTATTACCTCCAGGTAGATCAAATGTTACAGTTGGAACTGTACCTGGCTTATAGAATCTACCACCTGTAGTTCCTCCTGGGAACATATAAGCAGCAGGTCCAGGACTAATAACAGCACGGGTTACACTAACACCACCACCTACCATTGGTGTGTCTATAACTGCTGTTGCAGCAGCACCAACATGAATCGGTGTAGAGAATGTAACTGTAGGATCAGTAGTAAATCCACTACCACCACCAGTAATAGTAACTATACCAACACCACGATTGGTGAGATAAGCAGTTGCTGCTGCACCAGTTCCTGTAGTATTAGTAATTGCTATTCCAGGAGTAATAGTACCATCTGTATGGGTAGCCATAGTATACCCAGAACCTGGATTTACTAATTGTATTTCTTGTACTGATCTTGCAGAAGCATTAACATTTAGATTACATACATTTATTCCACCAATCATTAATGCTGTAGCTATACCAGTAATTCCACCTGTTGGAGCAGATGATACTCCAACATGTGGTGTTGTTAGATAACCACCACCCCTATTAAGTACACTAATATATCTTATTCCACCATTAAGAATTAAGTTAGTTTCTGCAGATGCATTAATTCCACTACCAACTAATTTTAATGTCTGTGTTACGCCAAGTATTGTAGAAATACCATCTTCTGTCTGAGCATCAGCTAAATCATCTCCAACTAATTCATCATCAATCTCTTCAACTCCAGTAGCAATAACTTCATCTTCGTAACGGAAGAGTTCGCAACGTAATTCATAAACATAAGTATTCTGTAACTGATAGAATGGTTTCTCATGTTCTACAAACTTAATCTCAAACAATCTATCTCCCAATGGGAAGTAAACTAAATCTCCTTCCTTGGGTCTAGTAGTTAATTTTACATTCTCCTCTCCTTTCATCAATGGAGAAATATATGTCTCAAATCTTTCCTTTGATATTACAAGGGTTACTTCATTTGTTTGCTGAATACCAAACTTAGATAGTAATATTGGATTATCACCATATCCATCAAAATTATCAATATATGCTTCTATAGGATATGCATCATCAAACTTAGAAGATACTACTTCTTTAATAATACTCTTTTCACTTACATATTTTCTTGGCAAATAATGTATCTCAACACCATACATCCTCAACTGTTCGTTGATTATATCTTGTATCAGATTTTGTTCTGATTTAGCACCTTGTTGGAAGTATGGATTAAGCACTATACTAACCTATCATGTCTAGTGGTGGTAATTCATAAGTATTGGACATCTGTTCTTTGATGTTATCAAGCTCTTTCTGAGCATCATCATAGATTTGCCGTCCATTTAATTCAACACCACCAGGAAGTTTTACTCCTTGGAATTTAAGTAGATTTTGACCCCATTGACGTTTTACTAATTGAGTCAAATATTTTTTTAAGAATGAATCATTCCAAACTCTTGTATAATCACTTGGATTTGCTGCTCTATAGCAATCCATAATTATCCAATCTCCCACTCCAACATTACTCCAATCAACATCAATATACAATCTATCCATTCTTTGATTGAATCTTATCTGTTTCTGCGTTGTTAATAAGAAATCAATATCTGACAAATACGTCTTTGTCATTGCATAAGTTAATAATTCTGTAGCACCCCAATAGTAAATATCATTTAAAAACATCTGATACTTAATACTAAACATACCACTTGACATGGCATTTGTACCATCATAATGAAATATCTTAGTAACACCAATAACTTCTGGTGGAACTTGTAAGTAATTACTATTTTCTTCCCAACTAAAACTTTTAGTACCACCATCAATAACTGCTGTTGCTGTAGTGGTTTCTATACCTGCTGTTGGATCTAAATTTCCTCCCCTTGCTCTTCCCCTATCAATATCATTCTGGGTTATCTTATACTTTAAGAATGCTTGCGTTACACCATCAAAATGCCTTTCCTGGAAATACTGAACAGCATCATCAACCAAGTCATTGACTTGTTCATCAGCAACATTGATCTCCAATACAGGAGCACCAAGTTGCCTCTTACAATAATCTATTAATTCTTGTCTACTTGATGGTTGTGCCATTTACACAGATGCTCCTTATATAATATTTAGGGGGTAGTAGAAATTCCAGCATAGACTAGAATATTACCATTAACCAATTTATTAACAGTAGTACCAGTTTTTACATTTACATCATACACATATCTACCTTCTGAAAGATTACGTGTAGTCTGTTCAGACATTGAGATATTTATTTTACCACCCAATGCACTAGTAATACCAACAGTAAATGTTCCAACAGCACCTAATGTTGCTCCAACAGCAACACTTTTTGACATTTGAGATGCTGCAGTGTATCCAGTAAAATCAAAAGCAGCATTGCTAGTATCTACAACAGTAAATGTTGTAGAAAAATCTGATCCAGTATTAATAACTAGATTTGCTGCTGCAGGAACACCAGCATCAGTATTAAAGGTTATATTTTTATTTGACATTTGTGACCAACTCCTTTAATAGTGATTTGATTTCATTTATTTCACCCTTTAAGTCAGATAAATTCTGTTCGATTTCATCAACTCTTTCATCATTTTCTACAGAAACATTACGTCTAGAAACATACTTATCATACTCTAAGGTATTTGTATTAATTATGGCATTCGTTTTAGGATCTCTAACAAGATCCGAATGCCCTTGTACTCTATGCATCATGCTAGTGCAATTACCCTTAGATTAGATAATCTAGGAACATGAACTTGACTTGTAGATGTTAATACAAATTTAATTCTATATGCCTTGAATGAAGGTAAATTGTCAACAGTAAAGTTGTAAGAACTAAAATCAGTATCCTCTGGAGTAAATTTATACTCATTTTGTATAGGAACTAATGTATCAGATCTACCATCATTATTCTCCTTGTTAATTATCTCACCTTGAGGTGTTAGATTCTTATATCCAGGGAATGGTGAGAAGATTGGGCTGAATCCATCTTTTTCACTGATAGCATAGAATGCTCTGATATCACAGAAAGCATTACAGTAACCATCTACAATCACTTTTAACGAAGTAGCAGAATTAGTCATTACTACTTCTTTAGAAATATACTTACATGCAGATGGGTCAGTTCCTAAAGTATTTACTCTAGGATCAGTTGCAAAATCACTAATAGCGTTATTTACTCTATTTGATGTCAATACAGTACTCATTCTCTGAGTATCAATAATTGGACTAATTCTACTATCAGTAGTATTAAGAGTTAATTTTAAGTTAAGTGATTTATTACCTTCAGTTACATTATTTAATTTAGCATCTTCATTTGCTTTAGATGCAATCAATCTAGGAGTATCTAGATAATTTATCTCATTAATGCTAACACTTTCAGTTCCAAAATTAACCCAAGGAGTTTCAACACCACTCATACTTTGTCCAGTAATTGTCTGAACCGTTGCATTAATAGTAGTACCTTCAGGTGTTAAATTCTGAACCATTGGTGTAATGATCTCAAATGGTATATTTTGGGTAGCAAATGAATTCCATCCACCAGCAGTTTGAGATCTATCAAAATAGAGAGAACGATAACCAATATCAGCACTTCTATCAGCATTATCTACATTAAACTTCTCAGACATATCAATCTTAATATTATATGAATCATAATTGATAGGATCTGCTTTAGTTACATGTGTCAAATCATGAGTTTTATTTATTCTCTTCAAGTTAACTCCACCAAGTTCATACTTATAAACATCTGTACCTGTTGGATAATCTTGCTTAAATGCATTAGATGATCTAGCAATATAACCACCTATAACATTACCTGTTACATTTGTATACTCAATAATTTCATCACCCATCATCAAATATCCCCTATTAGTAGTTCCAACACCTACTCCCTCAAATACCGCAAATTTACTTCCATCCTCTACAGATATACCATCAGTAGAATCTACTGTATATGCTGCTGTTAATCTGGATGGTTTAATATCAGATTGTACACCACTAATACCAACTACATTATTCTGGAAATACATTCCATGATTCATATGATTTACTTTAACATGTAAACCATCTTCAATAGTGTCAATAGCATCTATCTGAACATCTCCACCATTGAAGTCATTAAATCCTGTAGTCAAACCACTGCTACGTGTAACCATAACTGTATTACCAGCACCAGTAACAAAATTACCCTGGACATTTTCAAGAATTAATTGAGTAGGATTACCAATAGTTGTAACAGTTGCTCTAAGGTCTCTACCAGCTCCTTGAGTTCCTAAAGAACTAATACCAATAACATCACCTACAGAATAACCATTTCCACCATTACCTTGAGATCCTTGATCCCATATTTGTATGGTTTCTACTTTACCACCATTTACAGTAACTACAGCTCTAGCACCCTTACCCTGTCCAGTAATCGTTTGTAATGGTACATCAGAATAAGTATAGTTTCCAGCAGTAAATGGAGTGAATCCAATACCTGCATTTGTTATAGAAACATAGAAAGCACTTCCTGCTGTACCAACAAAATTACCAGTTGCCTCAGATCCTTGCTGTGATATAGTATTTCCAATCTCAATTGTATTATCTACTGCAGTTGTACCAAGACCAACTCTAATTGTCTTAGATTGTATTGATAATGAGTCTGCCTGTAATCTTGCAATCTCATCATTTCCTTTCGCAAGTACTGGACTATAAAGATCTACAGAACCAGAATCTACGAAATCTGCTCTATACATAGTGAATTTAAGATCTTCCCACTGACTTGGTTCCCAAGTTGAAGCATTCTGAGACTTAAATAAGGATCCTAGATAAGGTTGTTGTGATACATATGCTCTAGTAACTAGATCTTCTTCACCAACTCTAGAAATGAATACACTATATTTTGTAGAGTTTGATAACAAACATACTGCATATTCTCTTCCACCTTCAAGATAAACAGGAGACTTAAATTGGAATGAAGTTGCAACAGATCCATCACTTGATAGAACAACATCATCAGGATTCAATGATAGTTCTGAGAAAGGAACAATCTTACTTAAAGGATAACCTCTATCAGTTGATCTAATTTGTACAGTGACTGGAATACCCATGTCATCCTTACTCTTAAAGAAGACATCAAATCTTGATAAGTAAATACCAGTAGAATCATCAACTAAGAAAGACTGTGCAAGAGGATCGTGCCATCTAATAGTACGATCAGTATTTGATTCTCTTATAGTCCGACTAGATACAACTTGAGCAGAACCAACTGCAGTTCTACTTGTCCTATTATCATTAGTTTGTCTATGCTCAACTCTTGCATTTCTGACAGATATAATAGTTTCCTGGACAGTATTAACAAATCCTTGAGCAATATAATCTTCTTCACCTCTAGTATCTGCACCCTTGACAATATTACCTACATTATCAATTAGAGTGAATACCTTAGTTCCAACCTCAAATTTTGGATGATTTGTTCCATTTGGATTAGGAATAAAGAAACTACCTTGCATTATTCCATGATTATCTGGAATTAATCTTACATTAGTAATCCTTGCTTGTGCCCCACTGCTTTGACCACGAAGCACCATACTACTTTCAACCCATCCAGAATAATCACCTTGTGGATGATTGGATAAAGAATATAAATCAATATTTACTAGCGTTGATGATGCAGAATATCCAGATGGTAAAGGAGTACTATCATATGGATTTTCTTCATATACTCCAGTAGGAGAGCTATAGATACCTTCTCTATGATTTAATTGGGCAACCCTAAAAGCAATTGAGGGAACATTAGCATTTGGCCATGTTGACATTCCACCCGATCTAAATGATTCACCAATAACAGTTTCACCAACCTGGAATGAACCAGATGTCATACTAACTTCCAGTAATTTAGGAACGCAATATTTGCTAACATCTTTACCATCAAAGAAAGAATATAATCTCTTCTTAGGCTTAAACCTCTTACCATCAAAAGTAACATTTCTAGATCTTATTGCTGGTGCAAGATCTCTACTTACTAATCTTGTGCCTTGTGATGTATTCTGAATATCTTCAACAACAAGAGTTCTTACACCAGTTCTAGCTTGATTTGTGCGTTGGAATTGTTGTGTTAAAGTTTGTTGAGTTACTCTTGTTCTTGTTCTCTGGAATTCTCTTCTTCCTTGTCTCAGTCTTTGACTGGAAATTACTCTAGATCTATTACGAGTCCAATTATCAGTTTCCATACCAGTCCAAGTGGTCTGCCAAGAATTCCAAACAGTAGGTGCAAATCCAGATTGAGGATCTACATTAAATATCCTTTGGGCTTGTGCCATTACTGCGGCATAATTACCCTCTCTATTAATAATTTTTGCACTAATAGTAACTACATCAGTCCAAGTATCACCAGCAGGAGTTAATTCAATACTACCTTGCCAGAAAGGTATCATAAATGGAGTAACACTTTCAGTTCTAGTACCAAACTTTTGAGATAACCATTCAACTTCAGAATACCCTAATGTAAGAACATCTCCAGTTTTCTGAACATTAACACCACTAGCATCTGTAAATGCCAAATCCTGATTAGGATCAACATCAGTAACAGGTCCAAATATTAAATCAACTGAAGTAGTAAAATGTCTTGGTCTAAGTTGCTTATTACCTCTGTCAATACTATTCTGAATTTGTAGACCATCTTCTTGAGAATCAAATGATGCAAAATTATCTACAAAGAAACCTGCCTTATATCTATTTGCACCATCTCTATCAGCAATAAACATGTTATTGGTATTAGATTCCAATAAAGATAGTGCTGTATAGTATTCTAAATTCTTAATCCTATCTTCTAATTTTCTAATATCAGAATTCTTATACCCTTTATGAGTTAAGAAATTGATCTCTACATCAGATACATCATAGACATATGGAGGAAGAGTTGCCTGACATACCTCTAAAGCATCATCAACTTTATTAGGAAAATCTGGATCATCTGAAGGTTCACCATAGTTAACCTGGAATGTACCATCCTTATTCAAGAATATTCTATCAATTCTACCAAGATAATATGAGAAAGTTACTAATACATTTTCATTAGATGCTAATATATTTGTAGCAGTATTACCTGTTTGAGTAAATGTTCTACCATAGAACTCAAGAGGAGATCTAGCAGCACCATCAACTACGACATAATCACTAACCCTTGGTCTAATATCAATAATATCAGTATTTCTATATCCATCAATTTCTCTAATTTCATTAGAGTAACTGAAGTTTTTATAAGAATCTGCTGTAGTAATATCTCCAGTATCCGTTGCATTATACCCTGCAGTACAGAAATATATTTTTAATTTTCTATCAGGTGGTTCATTTTCAGGTTTTCTTTCTATAAATCCATAATCATAGAAACTAGACTGCTGACCATCATCAAACGTATAATTTACAGAAACATCAAAACTTGGAGTCTGTAAGTTCTGAATATTTGAGTATATATTAGTCTGATTGGTTAATATTCTTTCACCTTCCTTGAATACTTCCTCATTCTTATAAAGGAACGTGATTGTTGTATCACTTATTATTTCAGCAATAATAGCAATTGCTCCACTAGATTCCCCTGTTATAACTTCCCCTATTAAGAAATCAGCAGTAGTTGTTGAAGGACTAGCAATATTAGTTAATACTAATTTAGGAGCAGTTGGGTCAGTAGTATCTGAACTCTCAAATACACCATATAAACTAATAACATCTGGATGATTAAGTGATATTATCTCATCTTGTACCCTAGTTCCGAATGGGTATGCACCAAATGTCAACCCATCATCAGAACTAGTTGATCCAATTCCAGACTTAGCTTCTGATGATTTATCAACAATAATACTCTTAACGGCATTTCTTATTTTTAATTTTGCTTTTGGATTCTTTTTCTGTAAAGTTGCAATTATCTTACAAGAAGAACCTACATCATTTGGATTAATACCCTTTATCTGAAGAGCACTTCTACCGTTATTGTCAGTATATACTCTAAAATTATCAGATGCTAAATTCTGAGGAGTTCCATATTCATTAAATAAACTATATCTTTCTTCATCAAATGGTAAGAAGAATTCGCCTTCACCACCTGTAGGAATAGTAGAAGAAGAAACTTCTCCACCAACAAAATCAGCATCAAAAACTTTGCGAATAGTAATAAATGCATCATCTAATTCAACTGAAGCTACATTTGATTTAGGTAATGGAGTATAAAGACTATCATCTTGAGATTCTGCTAAAGTAGATGCTATTTTTGTAAAATCTTGAACAACTATATGTGTTATAGGTAAAGATCCTGCAATTCCTGGATTAGTTTGGAAATCTTTTTTGATCAAGATATCATTTTGACCAGCTCCACTACTAGGAGCAACATAAGTTGTAAATGAAACAACACCAATTACAGGTTCTTTTTGGTCATCTGGATTAGTAAATTTAACTAAATCACCAGGCTTAAAGAACTCATTAACTGGATATTTAGCAGGAACCGTAACAGTACAAACACCACTGTTAGGACCAGAATCCCATTCATGTTCAGCAGTAACACTAGCAATACCAAGTACTTTTACATCTCTTTGTACTACATCTCCACTAAAATGTTGCCAAGGACCTGCAGCAGGATTTGGAGCATTACCCTGAGCTCCTTCTACATATACCGATTTAACATCTGATATTCCATATGCTGTTATTCCTGTAGAAATTCTACCATCTTGTAGACCATTGAATATTAAAGATTCGCTAGGAATAAAACTACCTTCTGTTTCATAAATCTGTAGAGTTGATCCATTAGTAACAGATTGTTTTAGAAATCCTGTTGCACCACTACTAGAACCCTTAATAAAAACTGGTGTATTAAGTGTAGTTGGTTGGTTTAGACTTAACTCAGTTATTGTCTGAACATCATAAAGACTTAAATTAAATTCATTAGCAGGTCTCCATTGCTTTTGAGATCCTTCCTCTAATTTATAATCATAAACTCTAGCAACGCCAATTTCTTTAGCTGTATTTACTGCTGGACTTTGACCCACAGTATAAGTTCTAGCATCTCTTAAACTTATAGTGTAAGTATTTCCAATACCAATATAAGGAGCACCTTGTGAATTGTTGAGTTTAATAGTTGTTCCTGTATTATATGATATTGCTTCATCTTCTATTCTTTTTGTAGTACGTGTCTTAGGAGCATCTAAGTAAACTACCTCTGGTATCTCAACATCATAACCACGAACATATGCCTTACCTGGAGACATCTTATAGATCATCTTATCTGCAGAAGCAGGTTCACCCCCATAAGTAAATTCACCTTCCTTAAATAATCCATTATTACCTAATCCATCATCTAGAGATTCTGAAACAGCACTATTAAATTCTTTAACCGTGAAATCTCCATCAGTATCAAAAATTTTAGTTGCTACATCATCCTCAAAAGGTGTACTAGTTCCACCACCTGTTTTCTTTTTACTCCTAAGTTCACCATTTTTTACAGTACCTAATTCAATAAAATTATTATCATCAAAATCGTCTAATGACTTTTTAAATAAACTTGCAGTTACTCTTAATCTATCTGCACCAGGAGCACCATAATTATTATATCCCTGTGAATTATCATTTAATGATTCATCTAAATCTGAATTTATTATTTCTTCAACTATATTCAATCCTATCCTATAATTAGGAGTATTTGAGTATTGATCTAAAATTAAAGTCTCTGTATTTACAGTTACAAATTGTCCTCTAATAAAATAAACACCTTCATTTATCATGAAAGCGGATCCAGTAGCAGCATTACTATTAGATAATGTTAATGCAAAAGCAGTTCCTGGATTTATAGTAGTATTACCAAGTAAACCTGACACAAGAATACTATTACAAAGCAATTCTTCTCCATCATTAAACTGTTGACTAGAATTATCAGTTAAATTACTACCAACATAATTTACATATAATGTGAGAGTACTTTCTTCAGAATCTCCAGGAAGCAATACTTGCTCAACAACAGCACTAACTCCAGAAATAGATCCTGTAATTTGTGTTCCCACTAACTGTTCTGCAAAAGCAGATACAGGAACCCCTTGGTAAGTATTGTTTAATTTTACGGCATAATAATATTGGTTATATGAAATATTACCAGGAATAACCCTAGCACCTTCCTTGAAAAAATGATCTCCAAACTTTTCAATTTGGTTCTGAAGTATAGATTGTAGCGTTGTTAATTCTCTTGCCTGTACTGGATATCCAGGCTTGAATAATACCTTATGGTAGTCATTAGATGCGTCAAAGTCATCAAAATATGGTGCTACATTTAGATTAGTTTGCTGTGGCATAATACTTTATAATCCGTTTAGAATTGCAAGATGACTTTAATATCTTCTTTTTGGTTTACTGACCTATTAACAGATGGTCTGTTATCAACGTAAATTATATTGCCTGAATATCGTTTAACTTCAGGGGAAGAAACACCGTTAGTAAAGTCTTGACCAAGGTTATATGTCCTATTATTTATAGAGGTGCTGAAACCGCTAAAGGATGAATCTATTTGCAAGTTAGATCCTGTTGATGGAGTAATTATTATACTACCACCTGAACTAGGAACACTAGTGAATTCTAGTTGCTCATAACCGTATGGTGCATTTGTTAAAGCAGCACCTACAGTATTAAATCCAACTCTATCTTGCCAATATTTTAGAACACCTGTTGTTTGATCATAACTAACAACTCTACCAACAGCAGTCAAACCTGTACCAATTGTCTGTACGAATTGACTATCTGCGGTAAAAGTAGCAGAACTATAACCAATACCTGTTAATCTAATAGCAGATAATGCACTGGCTTTATCCAATGTTAATGGAATAATGCTATTTGGTGCAAGGGGATTTTCTACAACCCCAATTCTAGAAAATTGATTACCTGTTATAAAATCAGGGTTTTCAGTATCATTCTCTAATCTAGAATATAATAAAACATTATAAGCACCAAGTTCTCTGTATATGTCAGCACCATGACCACCAGATGGTGGTATGATAACGTTAAATTCAGGTTCAGTACTTGAGACAGGAACACCTCCTGCTGCCAAATCTAAAGTTCCGTAAGTATAACCAGATCCTTGACTGGAAACAGTTACAGAGTCTATTTTTAGATCATTATTAACAACAACAGTTGCTTCTGCACCATTACCATCTCCATTAATAGGAACTCTTGTATATGATGTTGATATTGCACCAACATTAATACCAGAATTAGTAACAGTAACTATTTTAATAGAACCCTCTACTGCATTCTCTCTTACAGGAGCATTATCTGGTGAAATTGACCATTCCTGGGGAACAGGAATAAAATCAGAAGTCTCAAATTTTATAATTTCATTTGGTTTAATAGTATAAAGATACTTCCAAACATAACCATCATTACTAGTTCCTGCTGCTCTTGGTTCTAGATCAGTAAATGTTGGTTGGTCTAATGAAATTTGTCCATTTGGATAATCTGGACTTGTGCCATTTTGCAGACACATATAAACTCGATAATCTTCATTTATAACATAATATGATGCATTATATAAATTAGTTGCCTTAGATATTGATGATGTATTTGATCTACTATAATCATGACGGTACATATCATATTTTGTACCAGACTTCCATACTCTCTTAGTAACAACTTGTCTAATATCTGCATTATTAACTTTTTTCATAGCAATCATGCTATCCCAATATCCCATTTCTTCATCAAAAGAATCTTTAGGAGTAGGAGGATCAGTATCCCAATTGGTTTGATAATCCTCTGGATTAGGAAGACCAATAAAAGAATAATAAGAATTGTCAGTGTTAGCTACACCAGCAACAAAATTCTTTGCGTTTAATATTCTAATCTGATCGGTTATAATTGCAGACATTTTAGCCGAGTTTTTATTTATTTATTTAGGAAGTTATCACGATGTTTCCACGCATACCAGAGTGGTGTTGACAGTTATACCAATAAACACCTGGAGCAATAGTTTCAGTATCCCAAACAACAGCACCATTATCAGTACCGTTATTAGTAATTCCACCTGGAGTTTCCGATGGAGATGGCATACCAGTACCTTCTCTATTACTTATCCAAAATTGATGACCAATAGCAGATATTATGAAATTGACTGAATCTCCTTTCCGTACTGTGATAGTTACATTACCACCACCTACAGAACCATTTCTATCATAACTTTCAGAAAAAGTATATGGAAATCCAACTGAACCAGTTACATTATAAATCCATTGATATTCTTCAGGGAAAATTTCAGTTTTATTGATTACTTTATTTGGTCTTGGATATTTTATAGCTGAAGATGTACGACTCTTCCAAGTTTCATGAGGATATACTAAACCATCCTCTGGTCTAGACTTTTGGAAGTACAAATATCTATTGTTAATACCTGGTCCTAGATTCTTATAATCTTGAGACCATATTGTTGTTGCGGTAACATTAGTACTAGGAAATGATCTCTGAGCACTATTAGGACCCCACCAAACAATACGGACAGCACCTTTACCACCTTTATAACTACCAAATCCACCTCCACCAAATATACCTGAACCTGAAGAACCATTAGGACCAGCACCATTACTATATCCACCTATACCGCCAGATCCAGGATAACCTATGTAATTGCTTTGAGAATATGTTGATGATTGTCCACTTGTACCTGCACCATATATTCCTACACCACCTCCAGGAGCTTGAAATCCACCGCCACCAGCACCACCATTACCAGCACCACCAGTACCACCTGGATATGAACCTGCTCCTTGTCCACCATTTCCCGAATATCCACCAGCACCTCCTCCACCACCTTGAGCAGGGTTATATCCACCACCAGCACCACCATTACCACCACCATCAGCTCCACCATATCCTCCACCAGATCCACCAGATCCACCAGATCCAGAACCACCGCCACCACCATAAGCAGTTACAGCAGATAAAGATGCTGATGGAGTTGAGTTTCCACCAGAACCTCCAGCACCACCACCAGATCCTTGATTTCCACCATCAGCAACATATATGGTATGAGTGTCGCCTGGTGTTACAGAAACATTATTTTTATACGCTAATCCACCACCTCCTCCACCATCAGCATCTTGAGGAGAAGCAGATCCACCACCTCCTCCTCCACCTACACAAAGAATAGAAACAGTAGTTACCCCTACAGGAACAGTCCAATTATATGTTCCTGGCTCTGTAAACGCTGCCTCTCCCCAACCATCTACTGCACTATCTGCTACTTGATTTTCTTTAGAATAATCTAATAAATGCTGTCTTGCATCTACTTGAGTTAGATTTTGTTCTTGTTCTGCGACACATGCAATATAACCAGCAACTTGAGGTCCAGACATGCTGGTTCCATCAATATCTGCAAGTTTAAAGTTAGAATCTCTAGGATCATTTACAAGAGTTCCATATCCTTCAGTAGTTGCAGTTGTATCAAATACAGAAGAAATGATATTTGATCCAGGAGCCCATATATCAACTCTTGCACCTATATTACTAAAAGTAGACTTATGTTCCTCTACAAGATCACCAACAGCACCAACACAAATTACATTAGAATCTGCTCCTGGACTTGATCCTTTTGAATGATAGTAATTACTAGCACCAATAGAATAATAATTATTCCAATCAGCACCACCATCCACATCACATAACCAATAAGAATTACCAGCAGAACTTACAACAATAATACCATCTGCTATAGCATCCTGTATATCAGCTTCAATAGCACTAACTCTTACTGGAACTCTATACAAAGTAGTGTTAAATGGACAAGGAACTCCATTTGCTTCTAATATAACTTTTCTTTCGGGATCTGTTCCACTTACAGGTGTAGTTACTCCTCTATAAGTAACACTTGTAATACTATTAAGATCAGGAGAACCTTGACTATAACCCCAACTATGATTTGTTACAGTTGGATTTTTTCTTCCAGTCTTACTATTAACTGGTTTTTTTCTATGAAATTCTCTTAGATAGTCAAAAAGATAGATAGCAAAATCAGGATATGTTGTACTAGATAAGTTATTAACTAAGGTTGTACTAAATGCTATATTAAAAAGATGAGCATCTCTTGCCCATCCTTGTGTATTGCCTCCAGCAGTACCAGCAACATGAGTTCCATGATTACTTTGACCAGGTTGACCATATCCACTACTACTATATCCATAATTTTTACCAGTACCATAACTATCACCAAGTGCAGCTGCATATTCAGCAAACCAATCAATTTGGTTCATTCTAGATCCAGCAGCATTATTAGTAGGATTTGTCCAAAATTCTGGATGTTCATGATTTGCATGACTATCTACAATTACAAGATCGACATTTTTTCCAGAAGAACCTGTTTGTATTGTATCATTAAAAGTTGTCTGCCCATTAGTACCCCAATTTGCAGTTTGGACACCATCAACAACTCTCTTTAGTCCCCAGTTAAGATCACCACTACTAATATTTGTACTCTTTTGGAAATCGCCATTTTGTGGTCCCCAAAGAGAAGTTGGTTCAATACCTCTTTCATGAGGTGCTAATTCTATATTGATTACATTTGGATGATTTTTTAATGTATCTACATCTAATTCACTTAACTTATAGTGCGTATTTCTACTAGTATTTCTTCTTGCTATACATTCAACTTCTCTATCGGGGCAATATCCATCACTTCCAGAAGTTTCCATCTCATCATAAAAATTACCTAAATCACCATGCTCTTTAAGAGTAACTATATACTCCCTCTTTATAACGCTTAATGACATCTATTAAGCCTCCAACTGAACGATAGTCAGAGATACTGTAATGTTTGCCGAAGATGTTTCATTATTACAAACCTTAAACCATATATTATCTGATGGTGTTGCGTCATTATTCCATCCCATTATACCTGGACTCATTATAAACGTACTAACACCTGCAGTAGTTGATCTAACTTCAGCAATAACACCAGATCCAGGTGTTGGGTCAGTTGTAAAGGGTCTAGATGCATCTGATGTCATAGCATTTTGATCCGTATATAAAACTACCCATGCAGCACTCGAAATACCTACTTTCTGCAACATCCAAGACTTTCTACCATCAGTAAATGCACTATTCATTGTTAGCCCAGCACCAACACCAGTTACTAGTTTGGTTATTGTTGCTCTTGTTGATAATCCAATACCAGAACTTGCAACACCTTCTAGATTTGATCCATCACCATAAAAAGAAGCACCAGTAACGGAACCACCAGCAGAAACAGTAGTAAATGTAGCACCTACACCAGCAATATCACCACTAAATTGAGATGCAGTAACTATACCAGCAAACTCAGCACTACCAGGAGTAGCAAGGAAATTAGATGTATGTAATTTAATTACAGGGTCAGTAAGACCACTTCCTCCAGATTGTCTTCCTCTAAAATTGATTGGCCAAGAACTACCAGATCCAGATGGAGCACCGATAATAGTTAATCCTTCTCCAGCTCCATCCCAGAAATCAGCCCAACTACTAGTTCCAGTTATGGATAA